GAGTCAGTTGCAGCGGTATAATCACCTGAAATCCAAACATCATCAGGATCTGAATTTTCATAGATCCTTTTAATATTAGATTCCAGCTTGTTCGTACCGTGGGTGAGACAAAATTGTTCTTCTAAACCTAAAGCATGCCACATGGCATGTTGTAAAGGTTTAAGACAGAATGTCTCTCCCTTCCCTGCTGTAATACATCTAACCTTAAGTGGTTCCACAATGGGTTCCACTCTAACGGGTAGAGGTTCTTCAGGAGGGAATGCATCAAACTCTAAAGCATAAGTATTTGATTTAATCTGTTGATATCCATCAAAGCCTAAACTTTCAGGAAGATAAGGCTCAATCTCCTGAGCATAAAAATCTTCCGAAATTAAGGTTTGAGGAGTTTCAACAGTTGAATCAATAACTTGAGTCCAGGTTTTGCGTATGTTTTCATGAAATTTCTCTCGTTCACGGAAAGTAGAGGGGAGGGTACTAAAAAAATTAGTATCCATCTCCCTCCACAAACCTTGAGCGTAACGATTACCATCAAGAGGATGAGTAAATACCTCTTTCCTTTGGTAATAAGTTTTTGAGAAATCAAAATGACGGCAACTAGAGGATTGTACAGATGTACCAGGACGGCAAAGTAATCTTTCCGCCTTGGTCCAAAAAGGTTTCTCTTTAAGTTGAAAGATTTTCGAATCTTCAACATAAAGTGGAATATGGATCCGACGCCAAAAAGACGCGTCATCCAAAATTCCATAAGAATCTTTATAAAGTATATCCAATTTTGCACCATATTGAAGATTACTTGTAACAATGATGATAGGGGAAGAAAAGTGTTTACCTTTTTCTTCTAAATCAGCCATTGGAAGGACATAAGGATTACAGGAAACCAAAGTTTGGAATTCCTTAATATCTTTGCCTTCTAATGATTGACCAATATCATCTAGAATAACAATTGGTTGGTCATCATAACCATCCCAAAATTCTACGTTACAAGATCTTGAATACGTCAAATTATCTCGTTTTGTCCCTGGAAAGAGTGGTGATAACTTACTCAATAATTGAGGAAGTACACTACTCTTGCCCTGACCCGGTTGACCAAAGAGACCGATTACCAAAGGTTCCATTCTATCTAGAGTGGAATTGGGAATCTTCTCATTCTTCAATCGATCCTGATAAATAAGGTCTCCTTTCATTCCTCCGATTCCTCGGGGAAAATGAAAAGAAGCTTTATTTGTAGGATAAAAACCATGATTAGGTTTGTAAAACTTTTTTACAAGTTTTCCAAATCTCTTACCTCTTTCTCGAAGATATTCTAAGGTAGAATTCTTCAAGGGTGGGGTTTCGAGAATCATCTGATCACGGTGTTTGATTAGGGTATCAAGAA